AGTGCCGTCACCCTTGAGAATCTGGGCCTCTTCTTCCAGCTTGAGGTCGTAGCGGAGCAACTGCTGAATGTAGGCGAACATCTGCGGAACATCGGCCAGCACTTCGTCAGTCGCAGGCATCCACACCGCGATCTTCTTGACTCGATCAGTTTCGGTGGTGAATGTCACGTTGCTGGTTGGCTTCAAGCCACCTTCGGCCACCGGCGCAGCACCGCGAGAGTGCACGTTCTCGCGAAAGTAGGTGTACGCCTGCCCAGACACCGGAATGGTGGTGAGAAGATCGCGAATGCGCAGTTCCTGCCGGATACCCTGCTGGATAACCGGGTCGTAAATCGGAGCGACGAGACCGGTACTGGCCAGCTTCATTTCTTTCATTCCGGCCAGGTCAGACTTGGTGACCTCGATCGCAGCCGAATTCACGCTTTTCTGTTGCAGGCCCTTGTAGTCGTCATGGCCACTGACCATATCGATGAAGGATTTGCCTTCGCCCGGCTGGCCGCGCAGCTTGACGCCTTTCTGCTCGAGATCCTGAACCTGATCGATGACTTTTTGCAGTTCATCCTTCTGCGCCTGGATCTGAGATTTCATCTCCGTGGTGACGGTATTGCCTTTTTGTAGCTCTTCGGCAACCGCGTCGTATTTTTTCTGCAGGCCACCGAAACCCTCTTTCAACTGGGCTTCGAGGGAGTTTTTTACTTCAATAACATCTGTCATGGCGACACCTTAAAAAATTGGTCGAAAGTGGTGGATAGTGATTTCAGCCCTTCCACGATCGCCGTGGCCTCACTGCCGCCATCACGGCGCAGTGCGGGGTAGCCGAGTGAAGCGACTGCTGCCGCCTCCTTCTGAGAAAGCCCCATGCGTTCACGCAGGGCATTCTCGAATAGTCGAATGTCTGATTTAACTGTGAGCACCTGCGCTTCAGGGTTCATGCCAAATGGCACGAACGACGCCTCCCACAGCTCGGCTTCTTTGATGATGCGAACCCGGCGGCCCGCGCGCTCTTCAAAATCTGCCTTGATGGTGTTGAAGCCGATCGACATGCTGTCGAGGATTTCGGATTTCATCAGCTCGTAGGCGTCGCGCGCGTAGCTCACCGCCAGATTCACCTTGCCCTTGAGCAGCAAGCCGTGATCGTCCTGGGTGTAATCGGCAGCGCCAACCAGGCGGGTCAGGTCGTGATACAGCGCCAGCTTCAGCTTGCCGCCGCGCGTCGTTTTCACTTTGGTGAACGCACCTGGCAGGATTACGTCGTCGCCCAAGTCAACGTTGTTAAAAACAGCGGCGTAGCCTTCAAAGTTGCCTGCTTCGTCCACTGCCTTGAGTTCAAACGGGACTTCAAGTTTTGACATTTGTTTGCATCTCCCACCGGGTTATCCGGTTGTATTCATCGCCATCCAAGAGTGTTTCATTTTCCTTTTCACGAACTTCGTTGATCGTCATCCAGCCAGATCCGCCGGAGCCGCCCAAAGCGGCCTGGTAATAGGCGGCGCGCCCTGCGCTGTCGGCACGCAACAATCCCTCAACGGTGAATTCAACAAATCGGGAATATTTTCGGTACACCTTGTCGTTGAATTCGTCTTCAACGACATCGATGTAGGGCTTCAATCCGAAAGTGATGAAGCCGGTGAGCTGCTGCTCAAGGTTCGAGCCCATGATTGAGGTTTTGCCGGCCCTGTTGGCCAGCCAGAGAGGTACGCCGTAGATGCCCGCCAGCGCTTCCTCTTGAAACTGCTGAGACTCAATGAACTGGGCATCTTTCTGCGTTATACCGGCGGCCTCAATCTTCGGGCCGCCCTGCAGGATGGCCATCTTCCCAATGTCGTCGGCATCCGCCTTGCGCACATCCGGGAACCTCTCCATAACCTGGGCCTGCTGAACTTTGGTCAGGAATTGGTCATAAATCACGTAGCCGCCGGTGAATCCGCCTTTACGCATGAAGCGTGAAGACCACTGCTGACCGGCCTTGGCCAGCCCCATCGTCTCTGCCTGATATTCAATCGGTGAAAGCCCGACGATCCCGTCCAGGCTGAAAAGCTTGAAGTGCAGCATGCTTTCTGGCGAAACCGGGAAGCGATCGCCGGCCTTTGGAGTTACCCAGTAGATGAGATCGTCATCTGTGTCGATCGTGACGGTGTTGCAGTCCAGCGGTACGAACCCGACAGGGTCGCCGTTGCGGTTCCGCTCGATCAAGGCAAACGCATTACCCCTCAACGCCATGTTCACCACGACGAACTTGAGGAAGTTCAGCAGCGTCATGTAGGGATTTGGCTTGCGTAAGAGCTTCAGAGCGCGATCAGTGCCAGGAATCAGCTTCCGACCTTTTGCGCCGTCCTCATACAGCTTCAAAGGCAGTCCGCTCAACGACTCAGAGAGGATTTTCACGCATGACCACACCATGCTGATCGACAGCGCGGTCTTGGTGGTCACCGTAACGCCGGCTTTGGTTTTCTTGCCGCCGACCTCCATGTCGACTTCGACGTGTTTGCCGGTCGTCGGATCGGTGTAGCCAAGGAATCCCCACGATCGGGGGTTGTACCAACGAAATGCCATGTTCAGCCTACTAGTCCGAAAAATCCGTTATTGAGGTAGTCGTCCAGGCCGCCTTTAGCCTCTGGATTGAGGGAAAGCAGCGAAACGGCGTTGAACGTGGCCATGAGCGGGTCAATTTTCGCGGTGCCCGACGCTTGCTTGTTGATCAAAAAGGCATTTGCCGAGGGCACGCCTTTGGCGTTGCCGCAAGCCCAAGCCATAAGCGGCTGCCCGCAATGCAAGAAAGCGCCCTCGGCCAGCTTGCGCTCGGTCGTTTTAATCGCGCCCGTGAGCTTCCAACCTTGAGAGATGCCGATGATTTGCTCTTCGCTGATACCAACATCCGACAGCGCGTCGAGCACCGCGCCGATTCCGGCCGGGTCGAGGCCCACCTTGTCGAGCAGTCCGGCATCGTTGATCCGCTGGACAATGACGGCCAGCGCTGCGACGTCATCGCCTATCTTCTGCACCAGCGTCAGGTCGCCAATGGCGGCCAAGTCCTGAATCCGTGGGGCCTCAGATTTACGGCGCGTGAGCACCGACGGGTGAGCGTAGGCATGAGCCCAGTGCAGCCAGTCACGCGAGTCACGAACCCGGCCCATCACGGCCAACCCGAGCAAGTCGTCAAGTCCGCCACCATCAACCCCTACGACAATCACCTCGCAGCGTTCAATGAGGCTGTCGAGCGTGAGGCCCGGCAACGCCTGGCGCTCCCAGAAGTCAGCCCCTACCCAGTTGTCGGACATCAGCGCCAGGCCGATCTCGATATTGAGGAACTTGGCCAGAAACCCTCTGATTTCGGCCTCGCCGTCAATTTCCGCCTGCATAAACAGGCGTTCAAGAGTCGGTCTGTCCACCGAATACCCCATATTGGGGTTCACCAGGTGGAAATTCTCGGGTCGCCGGGCCTCGCCGCTTTCGATCCAGTCGGGCGGGAACTCGTAAATCACCGGCAGGAAGCGCGAGTCATTGATACGGCCGTCACGAACACCGCGCGCATAGCTCAGCTTGGACTTGAAAATCCCGGCCGGCGGCTCGTTCGACTGAGTTGTCAGCCAGATAATGAAGCCTTCTGGACGAGACAACAGGCCGCCAGTGGCTTCGCGGATCATATCCGGTGCCTTCACGCTCTTGCCGAACAGCCAGGCTTCGTCAATCAACACGCCTACAGCTTTCTTGCCGCCGACCACATCGCTGTCGGCAGCGACAACCTTGAGCGTGGCCCCAGTTTCAAGGTGGGTGATCAATCTCATGTGCGGTTGAACATGCAGCAGGCTGCTCAGCTCGTCGTCATGCTTCACCATCGACGCACACGGCTTGAACGCGTTGTCAGCGATCTCCTTGGTGGGAGCGAGGATGATGAACTCGGCGTCAGTCCGCCAGTTGCGGATCAGGGCCGTAAGCATGATCGCTGCAGCGATGGTGGACTTTGAATTCTTCTTCGGGATGCACAGGAAGTACTCACGAATCAGGCGCTCGCCGGTCTCGCTGTTGTAACTGCCGAAGATGGCGCCAGCGAAGGCCAGCACCCACGGCGCGCACGCCGCTTCAATTGTTGGCGAGCCGGGAGCATCGACGATTTTGAGCGACCGGAAGACCTCGAGGCCTTCCTCTGCCTCGGCTGTAAACAAAGGTTCAGGGATAATTGACTCGCTCGCAGCCAAGCGCCGCCACCAGTCAGGGCAGGCAGTTGTCCAAAGCATTTAATTTCTCCCGACGACTGAAAGGGGCGGCCTGCCAGCTGCGTACCGACCTTTGCTTGCCTCTTTTGCTGCGGTGGCCTTCTGCTCTTTCTTGCCAGCCTCGCCTTTTTTGCCATGCACATACGGTACGGCGGTCTGGGCAGCGTTACGGCGGTCGAAAATTTTCGCCCTGGGCTCGTTCATCAGCGCCAGCAGCCAGACAAGTGGGTCTTCGGTGTCAGGCAGGCAATCAAGGTACTCACCACCTGGCTCTGGGCCTTCACCCTCTTCAACGTCGGCACCGGAGCGCGGTGAATGATCCCGATCGGGATTAACACTCTGCGCATGTGCCTTCGCCAAGATCGCTGCCTTGATTTTCGGGTCATTCGCCCACCGAGAACCGGCGGCGGATGCCGTAGAAGCCTTGCATCCTGCGGCCTCGGCTGCTTCCTTGTTGGACGCACCTTGGGCCTTAGCGTCAACAAACCGTTGTTGTTTGTCTGTTAACACCATTAACAAAAACCTTAGGGTCGGGAAAAAAAGTACGGATGGGAGGGGGAGTGGTCTTCCGTATGAAGAAGTCCAAGATTTTTACCCCCCCTAGCACGTCATTGGCGTGCTGCACCATAAAAGCGCATGTAGCACGTCACTGCCGCACAAGAGGAGTTTTGTGTTTGTAGCACGCCAGTAGCGAACATCTGGACGCTTGGCTTGTAGCACGCCAGTGCCGCCAGTCAGCGCAGCCCTTGTGCCTCCTCTGCCTGCTTGACAGATGAGTGGCAAGGGCCACACAGGGACATCCAGTTAGAACGGTCCCAGAACAGCGTCATATCGCCTCTGTGCGGTATCACGTGATCGACTGTGTTAGCAGCTGTCACCCTGCCGTTCCTGTCGCAGTAGACGCACAGCGGGTTTGCGTCGAGGTGAACCAAGCGTGCCTTCTGCCACTTGGAGTCGTACCCGCGCTGGGCTGCAGTGGTCTTGCCCGCTCGCCATGAGTTTGTGTTGATCGTTTGCAGCCTGTCCGGAAGCTTCTGCATCGTGCTCTTGAGAGTCTTCAGCCTACCCATCAGGGATAACCAGTGATGGGTGCGCCGCTCATGTAGTGCGTGGGCTCGGCGTCTGGGTCTTCCGGCTCACTGTCTGCAAGCGCTTCAATCAGCGTCACCTGCTGCTCTGCCATCCGGTGAAGCAGCTCGGTCTGGCTCTGTAGCAGCTCGGTCTGCTTCACCTGCTCGGCCAGGATCTGGCTGAGCAAGGAGTTGCTGTGCTCGTTCATATGCCACCTTGCTCCACTTCTTCACCCATTCGCGTCTGGCTTCGCAGCCACTACACGCCATGAGGTATGACCCGTTCGCCACCCTCAAGAAGGTACGTGCCGTCCGACGGGACATTGGCACAGCCTTCAGTCGCCAAGCTCCCGCCGGATGCGTACTGACGTTCCTCGTCCGCCAGCGCGGTGACCTCTACCGTGATGGTGGGGATTTCGCGCGGATATACTTCAATGGTCGCCTTCCAAAGGCCGCCAGCGTCTGCACGCAGGGTGACGCTGGTTACACCGCCCAGCTCACTGCCATCAGACAGAATGACCTTGGTGCCTCTTGCAAGGTGTGGGCTACCGGGGTGCGACTGGGGGCCAGGAACGATCGTGGCCACCTTCAGTGTTTTAGCGTCTGTCATGACTGGCTACCTTCTGCGGCTGCCTTCTTGATCAGCATCAGATCGGCACCTCCTTCGATCACCAAAAACTTGCAGCCCAACTCTTCAAACACCTGCCCGTAGATGTCCTTGACCTTCTGACGCTGCGCCTCGCCGAGGAACCCGTCGTACTTGAGTACGATGGCTGGAATACGTTGGGTGTCGCAGTGAGCGTCGGCTCAACCGTCATACAGGGGCTTGTCTGTGATTCGCTCATGTACCGCTCCAATGCAAAAGCCCCGGCGTAAGCCAGGGCTGTGAGTGTTCGCGCCACGAAATGGCAGTGTCTGATTTTGTGGCGCGCTACTTTCCACTCCAGCCAAGCTGCTTGAGCTGCGCGTTTATGGCGTTGACCTTTTGCTGGTAGTAGTCCCGCAACGGACGCTGCACTTGCGCCGCTACCTCTGCATCCTGCCAAGTCCCGCGTATCGAGACGGCCAGCTCTTTACCTGACACCACGGCATCAAGGAGAACCTGAAGGTTGTCGCGCTCGTAGAACAACTGCTGCGCAACTCTAATCTGATTGCGATCCATAAGTAGCTTCACCGGTTAGATGTAGTGAGGCTTCAGGCCAGCGAATAGAACAGGAAGCCGGCGGCCACAATGGCAGCCAAACCCAGGTAGCCAAGTGCGGATACAGCTTTCGATGAGTTGGTTTTAGATCCCATGATTGTCGCCTCGGTGTTCGCCAACTATGGCAGGTGAATGAATTGAAGTTGTCTACTTGCTCTGGCTGCGCTGGATCTGTGCGTCAACTTGGTCAGCGCACGTATCCAGCAGTTTGATGGCCTGATCTTTCAGCTCCCACACATCACCGTTCAGCCGCAGATCGGCCTCATCAGCGTTGATGCGTTCGCAGGGGATCAGCTCAGGGGGTTCGATTCGTACCGCTGACGTCTTTGTTACCAACACCGGCCTTGCCGCGCAGGCCGTCAGGCAGAGGCTGAGCAGCCCAGTCACGAACAGGCTTGCTATCTGTCTTGAGCTTTTCAAAGTCTTTCCTCGCCTTTTTGGCTTTGTCTTCGCTGGCCTTAATTCGCTGGTTCAAGTCTTTCTGATACGCAGCGTTGCGCTGGGCTTCGGCGCGCAGCGTGGTGATGGTGGCCTGGCTCTCGTTGTTGGCAGCAATGGCGTCGTTCTTGCTCTTGGTCTCCAGCTGCATGGCACCGCTGAGGGCGACAACGCGGTACTGCTGGATACCAACGAGCAGCAGGCCCACTAGGCCGATGATGATTGCAGCGGCGATAGCCTTCATGTGATGTCCACCTTGCGGCCAATGAACCGTGTCACCAGTTCGCGTATGGCGGTAACGCCAAGAAAGCCGATGGTCCCTCCAGCAGCCACTGACAGGCTGGGCGGCCATGCCATCCACTCGATCAGGCTGGACGCGACCAGGCTCAACGCACCACAGATCAACGCTTCAAAACAGATCCGGCGTTTGCTGGTCTCTTTGGCGTCGTAAAGGATTCGCAGTAGTGAGACGATGATGGCCATGATCGCGCCCTGCCAGAGTGGGTTAGATAGGGCCATCCAGACCTGCGCCCATAAGTCGGGGTTCTTTTCGGGCATGGTGCGCGTCCGGTCTCAACCCTTTCGGGATCTATAAACGAAAAAGGCCCGCCGATTTGGCGAGCCTTGAAGTGGGTGCAGATGGCCGGTGCTGATCTCCGGCTTGGACTCTCTCGTTCTATTTCAGCGGGCCTAGTGGGTCCGAGCGCCGCAATCTTCGCATCAGCCTGCGCATTCATCTGCATAAAGTGCGTGTCTTCCCACGCTGCCCGCCAGCACTACCCCGTGTGATGGAGCGAAGGCACACTGACTGCCGGTGTTCTTTCGTAACGCGTGACTACCTGCTATACCGCGTCCAGGCTCCGCCCGAAGGCCCATCCTGACTATGGTAATACGAAAATGGCGGAATGCAGCGGAGTCGAACCACAACCGTTGCCGATCGATCGGTTTAGCAAACCGTCAAGCCTCCGCAGGCTTGTTACATTCCAAATTGGTGCCGCCTGATGGAATCGAACCACATAACCTAAGTACCGGATTTACAGTCCAGCGTGCGTCCCAGCGCACTCTCAGTCGGCGTAATTGGCGGAAGGTGAAAGAGTCGAACTCTTACCGTTTCCGATAGCACCGGGTTCAAACCGGTTTGCCCACCACTGAGCGCCACCTTCCAGAAACGAAAAACCCCAGCACTTGGCTGGGGTCTGATAGTCATCGTGTCGCGCTGAAACAGCTGAACACCGTGCTATAAAAACAGGTGTTTATCAGGCCTGAAAGAACTTTTTACGCAACCTCGGAAATATCCCCTAAAGCACCATCAATCCAAGCCACTCCCTGCCGGATGATTTCGCGCGCGGATCGCTCCGACATCTTGTGAGTCTCGGCAATCCTGACCATCGTCCACTTGGAACCGAAGTACCACCAGATGAAATCCCCCATCTGCTGGTTGCGCGTAATCAGCCTGGCGATAGTGGCGTCCACAAGCATTGCCGTGTCATCGGTGATCACATAAGTCGTTGTGCTCGGCTCCGGGCAGCACTGGTTCTTCAAGGCAGCCAGCGGGGATACGTAGCGCGGCACGCCCATGCCACACATTCGCCAGGAGCCCCAGTTTTCCAGCAGGTATTCCGTATCGCCCAGTGGTTTGTCGACATAAGTTCTCTTTTTCAAGCGGCTTTCCTCGGGTCTGGGTCGTTCATGCCGAAGAGTTCTTTCAGCAGTTTGTTGGCTATGGAGCTTTTGGCGTTGCCCTCGGCTATCCAGGTCCTGGCGAAAGCCTCGAAACCGGCGCTTGATCTGGATGCATGCCAGTCGCAGACGACGTCCATCAGCGCTGCCGAAGCCATCCGGCCGTTGTTGGCTTCAAGCAGCTGGCGGTTACCGATCTTGAGAAACTTGCACTCGATGGCCGTCAGGCTCTTGCGCGGCAGTGCCGCAGTCACATTGTTCATAGCGCGCGGCTCCAGACCTGCAGCGGTTTATCGGGGTTCTTGTCTTTGCGTTCCTGAATCGATACGGCTCGCGCCCAGGACTCATAGGCTTCAGCGGGCGAATTGCCGGCCCCCGCCCACGGATGCCCCTTGGCGAAGCACCACCACACACCGTTTTCCCGGTGAATCCTCACCTTGGGCACCCGACCGGTGAAACCCACCTTGCCTCGCGTCAGCCAAGCCTGAACTGTCGGCCAGATGATTTGCTGCTCGGGCTTGCTGAACGCAGTGCGGTAGCCGCCTCCGTGATCCTCGGCTAACCCCCAGTCTTCGTTGGCCACCCAAAGCTTGAAGCCGCTGGGCACGTGCTGGAGCGTGTAGCCCTTATGTGACCACGCCCAGTCCTCGGGAAAGTCACGCAGCGAATCGGCTATGCGCTGCGCCTCGGGGTATTCAGCCACTACAGCCTCCACGAACGTCTGCTTCTCATCCAGCGAGAAATGCTTCCCGCTCTCAAGCAGTTCGGCCAAGGCTGACGGCGTGACTGTGTTGCGCGGCCTTAGCCAATCAAAAAGCCTCATAACTGCTTCTCCCCTTCGAACGACTGGCGAATGACGAACGGCCCATTTCGACCTCCTCGTCTGTTGCGCGTGGATTTCCGGCGAAGTCCACGAAGCGGACGTACTGCCCTTGCTGCTGAACGAGACAACTGCCGGTCTTGGCATGGCGGCACTTGCCCACAATCAGCTCAGTGACACCGTTCTGGCCTTCCTCGCTGTCTGCATCCCGGTGAACGAGGATCACCACGTCGGCATCGGCCTCGATCTGGCCCGAGTCGCGCAGGTCGCTTGGTCGTGGCTTCTTGTCCGTTCGGTTGGTTGATCCACGGTTGAGCTGCGCCAGCACAATCACGGGCACGTCCAGTTCCTTGGCCATGTTCTTAAGCGCGGTGGATATCTTGCCCAGCTCGAGCGTTCGGTTCTGACCAGCGCCCTCGGCGGCGATCAGGCCGATGTAGTCCACCACCACGATGCCCAGCCCTTCCTTGCGCTGCACCTGCCTGGCCGTGGAGCGAATGCGGGCGGCGGTCATGCCTTCCTCATCGCAGACGAACAGCTTGGAGTGGTGCAGAACGTTCACGGCGCTGGTGATCTTAGGCCAGTCCTCGTCCTGGAGCGTGTGACCTTCATCAAGGCGCGTTAGGCTTACACCGCCCACGGACGCAATGCCGCGCGTGACCAGCTCTTCCTTGGTCATCTCCATCGAGACGATGAGTCCGACACCACTGTCGACGCATGCAATGTGCTGGGCGATCTGCACGCCCAGCGTTGTTTTTCCTGAACCCGGCAGGCCGGCGATCACAATCATGTGTTTTTTGCGAAGGCCTCGAATCAGCTCGTCCAGATCCTTTAGGCCGCTTGAGTGCCCGAGCTGCTTGGCGCCATTGAATCGACTGTCGATGCCATCGATTACGGGGGTAAGCACCTCGCTGTACTTGTAATAATCCTTCCGGTCGGGTGCACCCAGGTCGCGAAGATCCGCCGTTGCCTGCTGGGCCAGTGCGATGATGTCAGCGACCGGCAAGCTTTCACTGGCCGAATCCTTGATCACCTCCGCCGCCTCAACCACTCGGCGCAGCGCGGAACGCTCCAGCACGATGCGTTGATATCCGGCCCAGTTCGCGGTGCTGGGGATGTTCTTGGCGATCTCTGATGCGTAGGCCAGGGTTCGCGCGCCACTTGGCAGGTCCGGGTATTCGATACCCACCGTCACCACATCTACAGGCTGGCCGGTGGCGTGCGTGTTGATGATCGCCTGATACATCGCAGCGTTATCGCCGTAGGCAAAGTCGGCCGTCGTGATCCGGGCGGTGATGGCGTCGAACAGGGAGGCGTCCAGCAGCAGTGCGCCCAGAAGGCCATGCTCAGCCTCAAGGCTGTAAAGTTCGCGGCTCATGCGGCACCTCGCGCCGACGGCCAGCGGAACAGGCAGACCAGCCCGCCACGATCGCGCAGACGATCCACGGCACGATCACCCATGCTCAGCTTCAGGTCGGTGATGCTCAGGTTGCTGACGATGATTGTCGGGTTGAGCTGCTCGTATCGCCCGTTGATCACCTCGAACAATGTTGCGCGCTCAAAGTCAGTTCCGTTCTGTAGGCCCACCTCATCGATCACCAGCAGGTGCGGGGCGATCAGATCGGCGTAGACCTGCGACTCGGTTTTGGCAGGGTTTCCGAACGTGCCTTTGACCGAGCGGATGATTGCGCTGGCTGTTGTGTACAGGCCAGTCACGCCCTGATTGCCGAAGTACCTGATGCACTGTTGCAAAACGGCAGCGGCAAGGTGGGTCTTGCCGCAACCAACTTGCCCCAGCAGCATCACGCAGCGCCCGGCTTCATAGTTCTCCGCGAAACGCTCCACGTAGTCCCTGGCGACGTTCCAGGCACGAGCCTTGGCGTCGCCACTCCCGGCAACCCAATTTTCAAGGGTGGCCTGCTGGAAGCGGGCCGGGATGCATGTATCGAGCAGGCGAGCGTTCAAAAGGCGGTCAGTGTGTACCAGCGTGCCCCCAGCGCGGACGCTGATGTCAGGCGAGTGGCGGTTATCAAACTCGCAGCGCGGGCAGCCGTACCAGATCGGGTCTGCGCCGAACTGCTCGACGAGCGCGTTGGTGTACTGACCGTGGATCGAGCAAACGCCCGAGCGGCTGTCGACGGTGTAGCGGGGCTGGCTCATTGACCACCTCCAGAAACCCGGTAATTGCCGTTGGCGTCCACTTCCAGCCCGTCGGTGTGGTCCACCTGATCGAGCTGGGTGTGACGGGACGGCTTTCCGTTCTTGGCGCTGGTGCCTGGCAGGACAGACTCTGGGAACAGTCCAGTCCAGCCGTTGCTGATCGACTGGTTGATCACTGCGTCAGCGTCTGGATGTCCTGCCAAAGTCTTGGCCTGCTTGGTGCACGTGGTGGCGGTCAGCGGCTTGCGGATTTCCTTGCGGTGCTGGCACCAGTCAGACCACGCCGATTCGCTGACATTGGCCGGCTTGGAATTCAACGGATCAAACTTCAGTGTCTTCGCTTTCGTCCGCGAGGGAGCGTTAGCGACCATTGGTTCTTCATCAGATAATTCAGTAGAAGAATCCTTTATTAAGTAGTGGTCGGTTTTCCGTATAGACGGCTCACCGTCTATACGGTCGGCCGAATGTTCGGAAACCTGTAGGTTCGGTTCGTAGTGAACAATGATCCGCTTACCAAGCATCTTGCCAGTGCCTTCCTCGCGGATGATCTCGTGGCTCAGCAGACCTAGACCTTTCAGGTGCGTCATGGCCTTCCAGTAACGATCACGTCCAATGGAAAAACGATCCTGTAGGTAAGAAGCGATGACCTTCCAGTCGCTCGAACGGGTTTGCAGGTAGGCCCAGATGGCCAGAGCGTCAGGATTGACGATCATCGCCACCACATCGTTGCTGACGGAACTGTAAGGGGCCTGCTTAGCGAACAGCTCGGTCGGGGTGGCCTTCTGCACATTGATTTGCTTTTTCATCACTGCAAGGTCTCCCCGGCAGGCAGGTGAGAGGCGCTACCTCCATCGTTCAGCAAGCGGCGGCACAGTAGGCGTAAGGCCGCCTGGGCGTTTGCCATCGGCACGATCGTGCGTCGGAAGTCACCGGCTGACAGACTGTGGTCGGCCGCGAGCAAGCTCACCTGGCTGTTATCGCAATCAGTCAACGCAAGGCTGGCCAGCGTGTAGTCGTCCACCTCATCGAGATATTCCTCGCTGAGGATCACAGGCTTTTCCAGCGGCTTGCTTGCGGGCATCGACATAGATTGCTGCGCACCGCCAAGCAACTGCGCACGAAGATTATCGATACGCTTGTCCGAAACCTCTTTGGCGTTGGCTCCGGTATGTCTTTCGAAAAGTGCCGTCAACGCCCAGTACGCAGCGATTAGGCCTAAATGGGTGTCGTCGTGAAGCTGGATTTTTGCGCCTTGCTCCACAGCATCAATGGCTTCGTCTATGACCTCAAAGCACTTGAATATCAATGGCCCATCGGCGTACTTCTTGTAATGGTCGACGTCGAGAACGATGCCGTCCATTGTGATGATTGGTTTGGAATCGCTCATGACTTGACCTTCTGCACCAGTCTGAACCGGCCTTCAAAATAGGGGTGTGTGGCCTGGGTGGCGCTGACCATCTGGCACTCAGACACGAAGCGCTTGAACGCAGCGGTGACGAGGCTTTTCGACCAGACGATGTACTGGCTCCCCTTCGCTTCTTCGTGACCGTTACGGACCATGCCTGCGTGATTGGGCTGGTTCGGCCATTGGCGGAGCACGAACGACACCATCGGCCCGGACAGGCCATAGGTCTTATTCATTTCCGCCTGAATGCGCCCGAGGGGAATGCAGTTCTGCGGGCAATGGTCCCAAACACGCTGTTCGGCGATCACCTCAACCCGGCGCTCGATCCGGTCGATGGCCACCTGCTGCTCACGCTGCTGACGCTCCATTTCCACCAGGTGGTTGGCGTTCGCCGCCGTGATTTCGGCCTGAGTCATGGGGCGAGCTGCTTGGTCCTCCAGCTCTTGCCAGCGGTCAACCAGCGCAGCGGTGAACTCAGGGCTGAGCTGCGCTACCACGACGAAGCTGTCGCGCTTGCAGACGTGGTATTCCTGCACGACGACTCCGTTGGCGGACCTCGGCCCGTCCCCCATTGGGGGTTGGGATATCGTGCCGCGCTCAACAAGGCGCTCAATCGACTGCTTCACCTTGTCGTGCCGGGAGCCGACCAGATCGGCGATTTCTTGGGATGACATTGTCGGGGCAGTGCTGGTGATCAGGTTCATTCCGGTATCCCCAAGCCTTGGGCCATCGACTGAAGATCGGAATAGCCAGCCATTGCAAGAAGGCGGATAGCAGTCTGCACCCCAGCCTCGCATCGGCTGTCGAGCGGCGACTGCTGCGAGCATTCATCTGCGTCTTCACGGGCAACAGTGGATGCCACCAGCACATCGGAAAGAGTTGCGATGGTGTCCAGGTATTCGCCAAGACGTTTAGCGACGTGCGTGTACTCACCTGGATTGCTCACTGGGCACCTCCAGCACTCGCGCCACGATTTGCAGGCTCGTCTTTTTGTGGCGCGGGAAGTTCGCGCAGGCGCTTCTCAAGCGCTTCCTCATTGACGTCGGCGTTGCTGGATACGCTCTCCACGTGAGCCCCGGCCATTTCCAGCACCTGCCGAGCACTCGAAAGGTGCGGTAGCTCCTGCTTCACGACGTGCATCAGCGCAAGCATTTGCTGGAGCAAAGTCCGGCATACAGAAAGTTCAAAGATCGCGTCTTCGGCAATGGATTGAGAGGTGTCTTGAGCGCTCATTGGCCTGACTCCTGCTCAGGTTTAGTCAGGTTGCGCTGTACGGACCAGACCAGTGCGCTGACTGTCTCTGCGAGGAACGCCATCGCCGCAACACCATCGCAATAGGCCAGCTCACCATAATTCAGGCTGTCGTGCAGGTTGTTGCACAGCTGGCCCAAGCCTGACGAAAGCATGCGCGCGGTTTCAAGTACGTCCTCGGCTGCCGTTCCGGCTGCGACGTTAAAGAGCTGAGCTCCTCGGTTATCAATAGGCGTGTCGTGGAAACCGATTTCCACAGATACAACCTGTTGCGTTACTGCTGAGGTGGTGCTATTTTTTACGTGCATTGATTCGTTCTCCAAGAACGAGAAGTTTCGAAACACTCCTTGCCGGGAGTGGTTAAAGGGCCCGCCTACGAAGCGGGCTTTTTGTTGCCTGGTGTTTGGGTTAGCCAGACAGCAAAAATTTTGATTGGCAGGAGGTCACGGGGAGGCCTGCGCAGTACTGGATACGCATACAGAGCCATCAGGCCCACATGCGGAGATCAAGAATTCAGCGGATGATTCACCTACTTTGTGGCGAGCTTCGAGTTGAGCAATAAGCTCACAGAGCGAAGACGCTCGGATGGCGCCATCGGTGACGGCCTCGGCAAGCAGTGCCTTTTCGGGGCTAACCTTTTGCGATCCTGACAGCCAATATGAAACCGTAGCCTGCGAGACACCCAGGGCCTCCCCAGTCTTCGCTTGGCTGCCGAAAAAATTAATTAGTTCGCTGATTTTTTTAGCCATGAAGGCGGCCTCTGATAAGTCCTTTTATAGACTGCACAGAAGAATACTTATTTGCAACACTATAAGCTAATTTATAGGATGAGCGGATGAACCTATCAGAACGAATCAAGCTCGCGCGCAAAGAAGCCCATCTGACTCAGTCCGAGTTGGCAGAGAAGGTCGGCATCGCTCAGACCGCAATCAGTCAGCTTGAATCCGGGAAGACTTTGCGGTCCTCGTATTTGCTTCAAATCGCTCAGGAGTGCGGGGTAAATAGCTTGTGGCTCCAAACCGGCGAAGGGGATATCCACACCCTGGAAGATCCCAAGGATCTTTGGGCGGCGGCTCTTGAGGAGCTCGTTAGTGGGGAGCATGAGGATGACGCACCGCTCAATAACGCTGTCCGGAAAAGGATCGAAGCCCTTCAGGCGGTCAGTAAATTCGCTCCCTCTAACTCACTTCTCACCTCGGAAATTCCGTACCTGATTGAGCTTGACGATCCTGATGATCCCAGCAGGACAGCTGTTGAGATCAGCGCAACCGCACGGCTTGACCTTAACAACGAGATTCTAGAGAAACAGGGCGTGGGAGCTGAGCACGTCGTTGCAGTAGCTATCTCGGGAAACTCAATGAGTCCGGTATTGCATGACGGCAGCACTGTCCTTGCAAATATGAACGAAAGTTTGGTTGTGGACGGAAAGATGTACGTTATCGACCACGGAGGCCAGATCAGGGTGAAGGCACTTTATCGACTCCCTGGTGGCGGAATTCGGGTTCGAAGCTACAACACAGCAGAGCACCCTGACGAAACGTACACAGCGCGTGAAATGGAAGATTCTCGGATTCGCATAATGGGGCGTGTTTTCTGGGGAGCCTCTTTTTACTAGGTAATTCGCCAACCATCCAAGCCCGGCATGCCGGGTTTTTTTGTGCCTGACATCCGGGAAAAAGCAAACTGCTAAAAATTATTCAAAAACCGCTTGCCCACTTCTATAAATCTGCTTATATTTTGCCTATCACCAACGCACATGGCAGAGAGAAGGTACGTAAGATGATCAAATTTAAAGGACTCCAAGGCACCAAGGGTGTGTTGGCCGATCAAGAGTTGCGCACTGCTTTGGCGATATGCTCGGGTCTTGCAAACAAGGAAGTAGCCAGAGCACTGGAGTGTGCGCCGGGCACCGTGAAAAAGACTGTTGAGCGAATTTTTTTCAAGCTTGGCGTATCAAGTCGCGCCGCGTTGGTTGCCGAAGCGTTCCGCCGCGGCCTGATCAGCTTCGCTTACACAGCCCCGGCCAGCCCAGATCCGCACCATCGCAATAACAAAGACCGGCACGCAGGCGTTCTCATCGCATGATCTGAGCAGCGGCGTGCCCATCTCGCAGTTGGGCAGTCCAGTGTTCAGGCTCGATCTGACGCATTAACCAACACCTGATTTTGCGAAAGCCAACAATCGCGGCAGGCCCTCGGCTTGCCTGGAGAAAGTGAAATGAAGCAGGAACCACTGATCAACACGCTGAACGTGAACATTTCCGTCGAAGGGTTATCCCCTGTCGCGGCCTGTCTTGTGCGCGGTTTTCTGGCAAGCGAAACAACCCGGCCAGAGCCGGCGAAGGATGCGCGCTCGGAAACACTGGTAACCCCTGAGATCGGCGCGTATTGGGCTGGCCAGGGCGGCATCTACGGCGGCGTGCGCCAGTATCCCGAAGGGCTGTGCCATGTGATCTACGCGCAAGAGGATGACGGGAATTTCAAATGGGGTCCGAGCGGCACTGAAACTGGTGCGACGAGCAGGTTCGATGGACGCACCAATACCCAGGCACTGCTTACTTTGAACGCTAATTTTCCTGCAGCTTTCTATGCGAGTCAGTACACGGCAGACGGTCAAAGCGACTTCTACCTGCCCTCCGCCGCTGAGCTGAATCACGGTTGGGCATACCTTTCCGACCGCTTTGAAGAGGGCAGCTACTGGTCGAGCACGCAGCGCTCCGCCGACCTCGCATTCAATCAGGTCTTCGATGGTGGCAATCAGAGCAACGGCGTCAAGGGCAACGAGCTTCGCGTCCGCCCCGTCCGCAGATTCATTCGCTGATTCATTAATTGCTTTGGGCGCGCAGCGCCTGCAAGGAGCCACCATGCTGTGTCTATCCCGTCGCTTCGGCGAATCAATTGTCATCGGCGACAACATCAAAATCACCGTGATCTCTGGTCGTGACGGCCAGATCCGCCTGGGCATTGATGCTCCGGCCGAGCTGGCCGTCGACCGCTCCGAAATCCGTACTGCCAAGTTGGCCAACCCTCGCACCGGGAGCGATCGCCATGCAACGGTATGAGGGTGGTAGCCGTGGCGCGGACAAATTCGTCGTGCGCTTCCCGGACGACATGCGTAGCGAGGTCGAGAGTGCAGCAGCATCAAGCGACACCAGCATGAACACCGTCGTGATCCGCGCTCTTCGCCTGTACTTGCATGGCCAGGAGCGGCAGGAGCTGCTGCTTGATGCGCTGACTAAGGCTTCCAGAGACGCTGGCATCAGAGGCGCAGAGGCGCAGATAAGGCGAATCGCAGACAGCGTTGACCCACGCTGTTTGTTCATAAGGCTCAACCCGGCCGGTGCGCGGGTGGACGAACTTGAGAAAGACAGCGGGGGCTTTATCGACGCTCGAACTCGTGCAGATTACCTCCTGTTCCTAGCTGGCTTCCGAGCGGCGCAGGAGCAGCAGGCATGAGCGCAATCACTCAAGGTGCCCAGCGCCAGGTGCGCACCGAGTTCGAAAGTTTGGGCGAGCGCCTCATTCGATTTGGGCAAGCACTTCAAGACCCAGCCACGACTGTGGGCCAGTTGACCGGTCTGGCCAACTCCTGCGGGATCGCGCTCAAGCTGCGGACTGTTGCTGAGTCAGGGGATAAGCCATGCGACTAAAGCCCGAATATGCTCAGCGCCTCGTGGAGCTTTCCAATCGAGGGAACAACTCGCCTGCGATTTCATTGATTATTGCCCGCCGCTTCGCGCGCCACCTGGTAGACGAACGAGCTTTTGAACGTGCGAATTTTCGGCAAGCCATCGCACAAGCAAAAGCTGGCCTGCCGTTCACGGCCAATAAGCTCGCAGAGCTGGAGAAACAGGAAAAGAATAAGCGCGAACAGCGCCGCACAAATTTGAAATTGATCGCGGACTGGTTTCGCGGGAGCGATGAGGTGCTGGTGGCCCTTTATGGATTCAACGGTATCTGTGACCTGTTGAACGTGAACCCGGTACATCGCATTGAAGCTGAATCATATGTGGATCGTGCCAGCGGATACGTCACGGCAATCGCTTTTATCTGCGGCTTGGAGGACAGCGCCAGCACCAGCTCGGGGCGTAAGCGCAGCGAATATAACGATGGGCCGCTGTTTCACGCGTTTCACGCCCAGATGATGCAGATCATGATCGAAAACCCCAGCGCGATGCCTGACCCATTTGCGCCAGGCGCGCCGCTGCATGGCTTGCCAACCTACCATCAACAGCCGGATGGCAGCATGGCGCGCAAAAGCCCATCACTGGTGGTACACGATGCTCAGGGAAGTCGAGTGGTTGAGCGAAAAGTTGAGGTGACTAAATGAAAAGACGCGCAATTTCTCCAGCAGCCCTTCCCGCGATCGGTCAGCCACTCGCTGGTGGCTTCTACGCCGGCCGCATTTTCTTCAATGGTGCCGAGTTCGCACTGATCGACTCAGGCCGGGATTACGAGTGTGCCGCCCACTGGTGGGACCAGTCCGGGCCGCGCCCACGCATTCGTGATGCGACTCACCGGTTCGACGGCATGGCGAATACCCTGGCAATGAGCAACGAAGGCAGCGCCATTGCCGCTAAGGTGCTGGGCATGAACATTCGGGGTACATGGGGCTGGCACATTCCGTCGATCGAGGAATTGCAGGTGCTGCGTTCCAATCTTTTGCAGTTGGACGACTGGAGTCACGTCGGGCACACGCGCAGCGAAGCACCGCAGGCGTTCGTTTGTGCCCATCAGTACTGGTCCAGCACCCAGAAGGAGAACGCTGCCACTGCGTGGCTTTTGGGGATGCATCCTTGGGGAGTTCCAGACACCAACTGGGTCAGCGGCTGCAACGGAATTCGCCCTGTGAAGGTGCTACAGATCAGCGTCGAGGCTTTCGTCCACCTGCCATCCAGTGATGTGGCTGGGCAGGCAGTTCACGATCTGGTCGGGATTACCGCCAGCCCGGCAGTTGCCGAGGTGCTGGGGCAGTTCATCAACGAAGACACCGGGCGATTCTACGGGCGCACCGACGACCTGCTGGCCAAGCTCGTAGCGGCGGCTGGCGAGGTGCGGACATGAGTCTCTTACGGCGTTTTGGGGTAAACACGGGAGGTCGTGACTTCGCCGTCGGAGACATACACGGTCACTTCACTCGCTTGCAGGCGGCGCTTGATGCCGTGAGCTTTGATCCGGCTGCCGACCGGCTGTTCTCAGTTGGCGATCTGGTAGACCGTGGGCCTGAATCTGAGGCTGTCGATACCTGGCTGGTCAAACCTTGGTTCCATGCAGTACGCGGCAATCATGAACAGATGGCGATCGAGGCCTACCGGTTCGATCCAAAAGGTGCCATCGCGCGCGGGCACCTCGGCAATGGCGGGGCTTGGCTGTATGCAAGGCCGTCTGTTGAGCAGGCCGGCTACGTCGCTCTTCTCGCCGACCTGCCACTGATCATAGAGGTGCAGACCCCTGACGGACTGGTCGGCATCGTTCACGCCGACTGCCCCTACCCTAACTGGCAGGAATTCGTATGGGCTGTCGACAACGGCGGGCCAGCAGAGTCTGCCCATGTTTCAGATATGGCTGTCTGGTCGCGCAAGCGAATAACCGAGCAGCTCACAAGTTCTGTGGCAGGCGTGCGCGCAGTAATCGTAGGGCATTCCGTGGTTCGCAAACCGGCAGTGCTGGGAAACGTCTACCACATCGACACCGGGGGGTGGATGGATGGTTATTTCACCCTACTGAATCTGCACACGTTGCTGGCATACCCGCCCATTGATCCAAAGATGAGTTGGGACTGGGGGTGATGCGCGCCACGAAATGCAGCGCATTGAAATCGTGGCGCGCAGAAAATAATAGTTCAATTTCAACAAACGAAATAAGCCTGATGAGTCAGGAAGGCAGGGCGCGATGAGCGCAGCGAAAGTACTGGAGTTCGAAGAGTTGCAACGGATCACCGGCTATACGCGGCGCGCTGACGTTGAGAAGGCGTTACGCGGGGAAGGAATCAGGATATTCCTTGGCAGGAAGGGGCCTTGGACCACTGTTGATCTGGTGAACCAGGCGGGCGGGCTCAAGCCCATTGATCAAGAAAAGTATGACGCGGATATCGTATGAAGCGAGGAAGGAAGCGCCAGCATAACCCGAACATCCCTGGCCATATTGACCAGGCGGCCCTGCCGCGCTCGGTGTATTTCGACCACCGGGGCGCTGGGTGCTGGTACATCCTGTATTTCAATGAAGCTGGCAGACGCCAACGACAGAACCTGTGCGCGGGTAACGTGACGCTGTCAGAGCTTCACCGGCTGATCGAGGAACGCAACGGCGTAGATCGTGACAGCCTCCAGTACCTATGCGACGAATTCCACAAGAGCGACCAGTACAAGGTGCTCAGCGCGAAAACCCACGACGACTACGTCTATTCCCGTGATGTACTGCTGGCGTTTCCGACAAAGCTCGGCAAACCACTGGGCGAGCTGGCAGTGCTCAAGTTCACCCCGGCGCTGATCCAGCGGGTGATCGACAAGATCGCCCAGGAGGGCAAGCCATCGAAGGCCGCACACGCCCTGCGATACCTACGCCGCGTGATGCAGTGGGGCCGAAATCGGGGGTTCGTGAAAGAAAACCCTGCCAAGGGTATTGAGTCGCCTAAAGAGCGCAAGCAGCGACGGCTGCCCGACGATACGGTCATGGTCAACCTGATCAGGTTCGCGCAACACCAAGGCCAGCTCAAGAGCGGGCAGCCCGGGGCGTGCTCACCTTACCTCTGGTATGTGATGGAGATCGGTTACCTCTGCCGCCTGCGCGGTATCGAGACGATTACCCTCACCGACGAGAACGAGCTCGCCGAGGGTGTGCTGACCAACCGCCGCAAGGGAAGCCGGGACAACATCGTCCGTTGGTCGACGCGCCTGCGCGCCGCATGGGATGCAGCCAAGTCCGTCAGGACGGAAACCTGGGAGCGCAAGCGTGTTCCCGTGCCGATCCGCGCAGACCAGCGCTTCCTGATCATCTCGGCCACCGGCAGGCAGTTGTCGAAGTCAGGGCTCGACACAGCCTTCCAGCGTCTGATCGTCCAAGCGATAGACAAAGGAATCCTCACCGAGGAGCAGCGATTCGGAATGCACGACTTCAAGCGCAAGGGCATCACCGACACGGTGGGCACCCGGGCAGACAAGCAACAAGCCTCTGGCCACAAGGACGAATCCATGATGGACGTGTACGACCTCAGCGTGCCAACCGTGAACCCGTCCGGTGATTGAGCAACTGATTCAGCCGAAAGATGCCCACAGCTTTATCCACAGTCAAACGGTAGAGAACGCTGGATGGAACCACAGTCTTTTCCGCGTACATCAAAGCCGCCGATAGCCGCAAAATAAAGGCCAAACCCGCACATGGAGCGTACAAAAGGTTCTCTGCGCGCAGGGTCTTTACTGACTTAGGGGTCTGACTTGTAATCAGTAGGTCCCGGGTTCGACTCCTGGTGCCGGCACCATACAAGGTTTCAAAGGTGGTTTTTGCAGCCTTTGAGATTTCCGAAAAACCCGCCTTTTGGCGGGTTTTTTCGTTTTGAAAGCAAAGCAGCAATCTGCGATTTCTTGATACCAATCAGTACCGCCCGAAGCCACTCGCCCCGAACAGCTTGGGCTATAGTTTCAGCTCATTGGCAGCGATGCCGAGCCCAACGTCAGGATAAGGAATGTTGGATGGGTGGCAAGCCGAGACCCGATCCCTCTATTGTCAGCGGTTTCAGAGTCGCGTATGTAGAAGGTGGCCGTAAGTATTATTTTGATGCCGTAGAGCAGCGATACTATTCATGGGATTCGCTCCATGGCGAGTTTGAAGTTTTCGACCGACGCGGCTTCCATTTGGGCTCGGTCTGCCCTGATACAGGGCTTTCCTTGAAGCCCGCCGTCCGCGGACGAAGAATCAAACCGAACTGAGAGGTTCATATGAGTTTTATTGAGCTTTGCCTTGAAGGAAGCGTACTGGAAGAAGAAATCGATCAGTTTGTCGAGGACTGGCATGAAGGACGCGAAGGTGCAGACGTGGAGCTGCATGAGTATCTCGGCATGAGCTGGGAGGAATATCAAATATGGGCAACAACCCCGTCAGTGCTTTCTTTCGTGTTAGCCGCCAGAAAACGGGGCACCTCTCTGGAGCAAGAGCTCGCACAGGACAGATCTAAAATGGCCGCTCGCGCAGGCTCAGTAGCCGAAGCGACCAAAGTGGAAGCCTGGCTGCGAAGTGTTGGCAAGATCTGA